GGGATAAAGTCAGGCGGCAGATCACGCATGCCGCCAGAAGGGGGCGTAGAAATTGGGCTAACGACAGGCCCAGGCAGCGGGATAAAGTCAGGCGGCAGAGTCGGATTCTGAATGCCAATACCTGAAGTGGGATATGGCCTACCATCCTCACGATAGTATTGATTTACACCCGCTGCTCTGGCTTGTGCAGGGCTGCCATACACCTTCCCATCAGGGCCGTACACAAGCTGTTGTGTACTAGCATCATCTTGTCCACCTAGACTCATATCAACTCCTTTGAAAGAATAAACCACTGAGGCTCATATCCCTCGTCTTTTAAAAATGTACGCTCCCAGCCTTTGCGCCCTGCAAGCGTTACCCTTGTACATCCAGCAGACTTCCCCCATGCCTCGATGTGTGGCCGCATTTTCTTGAGTTCATCAAGATTGCCACCAGCAAGAAAAAAATGTAAATTTTTTAACTTCGGATAAACAAGAATCTCTGTCACCACCGCTGAATTTTGCCCAGGCCATAACTGGTATCGATCCGACATTATCCCAGCTGCTATGTCATCGAGTGTGTGAGTCCCACCACTGTATTCTAAAGCAGCATCAATCCACTGGCGACATCGGTTAATCTCAGAAATTCTATCCATCATCGCTTGCCACTTGGGACTGCATCAAGCCTCATCACACCAATTCGCCAGTCGGCCAAAGTGTCGCCAGTCACCTTCACATTGACCTGACGCGCTGCAAACCGGACATCAGTCGGGTTGGCTGCCGTGTATGGTCCAAATGTGGACTGTGTGCCAGTCGGGTAATTGCGGGTTTTGAATGAAACCACCGCCTCACCCAGTGTCTGCTCATCTGGGACCACTTGCCTAACAGACATGATGTTGTCTCCATTGCCAAGCTGGACTGGGCCACTTTCAGCGTAAAGGCTGGCGCTGTCATAAGCAAACCCGACCTCATGCTCGTAAATGTAGCCGTCAGTGGAAACCGCCAAGGGATTGGTAAACACACCAGCATCAGTGCCAGCAGTTCTGGCCAATGTGCCTATGTTCCAGTGGTTTTCTCTGTAATTGAAAGTGCAGTAGCTGTCGTTTTCATTACTTCCACTGCTGGGGTAATACCACCAGATTTCACCATACTTGCTGTTATGGACCGCATAGACCTTGGATGCCTGATTGAAGTTGATATTGCCAAAGACATAATCCGACACATCACTTGGCAGTGGCTTGACATAGCCGTCATATATCCAGAAGCCTGACTTGCTCATCCAAATGGCAGCAGTGTCAATGGCGGCCACAGACTGGGCTGAAATGAGACCGCAGCCAGAGCCAGCCTTCTCAAAGCCATAGACAAATGGAGCGCCAATGTACTGGGCCGTGTGGACATCGACATCTGTAAACAGTAGGTTTACACCCTTGACCCGCTTGCCAGCGATCAGTGAGCCAGGCGTTGCCAGTTCATAGTCGCCTGCCTGATTGTCGCCAGCTGGAGTCCAGACTGTATTGTTCTCTTGGTCGCACCACTGCACTTTGCGTGGATTGCCACCAGCGCCAAGGGCAAACATAATGCGCTCGGCAGTGACTAAAACCGCCTTGTTGCCCGTTGGGGCATTGGTAATTGCTGCTGCCAATGTGGGTGTTGTGAAACCCAATTGCCACTCATAGAGCTTGCCATCTGTGCTTGAGCAGGCAATCAAATACTCGCCCCATGTGTCCATGGACCATGTGGTGGCCGGAGTGACTGACCCTGTGTCTGGCCTTGCCGTGCCATAGGCCAGAGAGCCATAGGTGCTGTATCCATAGCCAGTCTTTGACACCGCATCAGCAATGCCGGCTGTCAATCCAGTTGGTGTGATTTCTTTAAGTGTTCCAGCCTCATTCATGGCATAGAGTTTTGTGTGCGTTCCAGCAGCGATCCATCGGTTGGCACTGTTATCGCGCCAAGTGATGAAGCCGCGGCATAGGCCAGACATCTGGCCAGTTGCACGTTTTCTCCAGCCACCCATGGGCCGCAGAGTGTTCTCGTACCAACGCACCAGATTTGCGTCATACCACCGGCCTGCTGCCTGGTACTCAGTGCCGTTTCTGTAAATGCCTGGTGGTAATTTGATTGGTATGTACATGGCTATATTGTTGGTAAGTTGGACACAAAGCTCATTGTGACAATGGCTGATGGCACTGCTGGCCGTGTGGGGCTTGTTCCGGCAGCGTATTGCTCAATCGTGACCCCCACATCGGTTGTTCTCCACATTATCTCAACATAGTCAGTCGCATTTAAGCTCACAAAGTAATTCATGGCTGCAATGGTGTGATACGGGTCTCCAGCACCTTTTCTAGGTGCAAAGCCAAATCGGCTGTTTGAGTTGGCCACATTTGTGCCATTGACCCGAAACCAGACATCTACATCCTGAGAAGCATTTGTCGTGTTTGTAAACTGAATGGAAAATTGCAAGTTCCAGATTCCGGCATCGGCCACAGTGATTCTGGACCCACTGGCCATAGTCACACCATTTGAAAAATCTGTGGTGTTAAATGTGATCGCATAGGCCGTGGTGGTGTTGGCAGCCGTTTGGTCGGTTGAGTCTTGAAAAGCCCCATGGGGGGTGTTCATAAACTTACCACCCTTTGGTCCAAACAAAGACCCCAGCACTGATGTCACTTTTCTGAAGTAATTATTCAGAGCGCCATAGTTCTCATTAAAGTGCCTGCGCTCATACCCCTCTGGCGGGAAACCCAGACTCGGTATAGATGGTGACTCTAATTGTTGCTTGACATTGGCCATGGCTTGATTTTGCCCTAAACAGCCCCCAATGGATAAGACTTTTCATTGACACAAAATCGGACTACGATAATTTTGCAGCAATCGGCTGCTTTAACTGGGGAATGTCATGAAATTTGAAATGGAATTCGGTTGGACAGGAAATGAGACAGTTACGATCACGACCTTTGATTTTGACAAGATCGCCATTCTGCAATCCTTCATCAATCACATGGAATCGACAGGTTGGGTCGAATATGAATATGAAGATGCTGACGACCTTGAGGAAGACTTTGAAGACACTGAAGAAGAAGAAGCCACAGAAGTTTGATTCCTGATGGGGCTTACTTGGCCATCAAGTACAGCCCCACATTTGAAAATGCGTAGCCTGCATAGACCACTGCCATAGATGGATTGCCTCTGTAGAGCTGTTCAGCAGCAATGTAGGCATAGATCGCGCCAGTCAGAATAATCAGCCAGGCGCTCAAAATGAATCCACATCATAGACTTGGCCCCTGAACTCGATCAACCCCTCTCCAAATTTATGGACCAGCTCTGGCCACAAAAGTGTTCCATTAAAGAAGTTCAGCACCGCAAAGCCTGATCGGTGATTGGCTGGATTGATTTCGGCATAGGTAAATTGTGGGCCATCAGTCTCTGCCAATGTTCCGGTATCGACCCCAAATCTGTTCCCGTTATAGTCAGCAAATGGCGTGACTTTGAGTGAATGCAAATGGCCAGTCACTATCGAGACTCCAGCATTCACAGTGTTGTTGTGGGTGGCATGAACTCCCCCTTTGTATCGGTGTTTGATGATGCACTGCTCAGTGGGCCACACTGCCCAACAAAACTCCCAATCCAAGAAATGGTCTGTCAGCTTAAAACCAATAACATCTTTAAACTGTGGTGCGTGTTGGGCTAAACGATTACCGAATCTGACATCGTGATTGCCCCATGTAAACAGGAGCTTTACATTATGCCTTGCTGCTTTAGCAACTTCCTCAATCTCACCCAATGCACCCTGACAAGCCTTTAGTTCTTGAATAACAGTAGTCGCTGGTTGTTCAGTTACATCATGGCGCGATATAGACGCACCATCAAACGCATCGCCATTACAAATCACAACGTGGGGGGAAAATTCTTGGATGGCCCACAGTAAGCCCTTAAAGGCCGTGGACCTTTGACCAGGTATGAAGTGCGCATCAGAAAACACAATCACAGTGCCATCTAGCATTCCAAGTTCAATTTGTTTAAGTGGGCTAAATGATTTGGGTGTGTTTTTGTTATACAAATCACCTCGATGATCTTTTGAGTTGAGAGTCAAGTTGTAGGTTTTTTCAATCCATCGTCTTCGTAAATGGACTGCCCTGTTATTTATACCAAGGTGTTCTGCCATTCTTTGTGCAGATTGAAGTTGACCCCACAACTGGATAAATTCAGTGTCAGTGCAAGATTCGTTATGAGCGCCCATGAGAGTCCTTAGAGAGTAATTTTTCTAAAAGATTGACCACGCGGTGTTCCTCTTTTTCCAAGAGTTCAACAGAAGATTTTTGATCTTGGGCCGCAGTTATCAGGTCATGCAAAAAGACATGAAGCAGCTCATGCAGAGCCGTCTGGTCCAAAGACTGGGGGCAGATACGCTCTGCACCCCAATCACCCAAACGATATGTGGCCAGTCTGGCCCCTTCATTAAATTCCACTGAAGCCATGGCATTCTTTGCAGGCTTCAAACCCTTCTCGATACGCCAGTCGCCAAGATTAAGCACTTGCTGCCACTTGCGCACACTTTGTGCAAAAAGCGCTGAGTCTTCTGGTGTAGGAATGTTAGACATATCAACACCTTATATGACTTTTATGTCAATTTGATTTAAGCCATGTCTAAACCAGCGGCCTTGACCTCTGCGACCCTTCTTGCCCATCCCTTGCCAAATGTGTTCCAAGTTGGTAGATCGCGCAAAAAAGACAAGCGCCTGTCGTTGTAGGCGCTGACCAGTTCATTGGCATCCATGCCGGCCACGGCCTGCAAGGTCTTGGGGCCAATGCCGCCATCAGGCTCCACGCCCACGGCTGCTTGCAGCCACTTGGCAGCCCTACCTGGGCCAGAATTGATGGCAGCGTCAAAGACGCAATAATCGACACCGGCAGGCAAATCCTCGCCCTTGACCTTGTCCCAATATTTGGATTTGTACATGGGGCCGACAATCTCTGGGGTCAGGCCGCGCATGGTCTTCTCATCGACCTCATGGCCTATCCACTCCTCCCAGACCCGTTTGGTCACGCCAAGGTTGGTCATACCACCAGGATCAGCTGGGTGGTTGACGTAGCCACCTTCATGGTGCAAAACAGCCTTCAAACAAGATTCAAAGTTCTCTTTCATTTTTTCACCCTGTCAGCAATTTTTTCCATGGTCCGGCCACCAAAGTAAAACGACATGACCAACAT